GTATTGTTGTAAGTCGGCAAAAAGCCCCCATGGTGCGACGAGGGTTTAACGGTGGGTATCACTATAAGCGATTGAACGTTGGGGGCGAGGCCAAGTATAAATTAGAGCCAGAAAAGAATCGGTTTAGCCACCCGCATGATGCGTTGCAGTATGCGTTATTAGGCGGTGGCGAGCATAAAACGATGCTAGGTCGAAACGAGAAAATGCAAAAGCCTACAGTCCTTCCCAAGTTTAAAATCTTTTAGTATACTATGGAAATGAAAAAAATTAAATGGTATGTGGTGTTTCGACGTATTAGTCCCACTAAACACCTGACCATGAGAATTTTAAAAAAGTTATTGGACCATAATATTCAACACGTATTTGCGTTACGGACGATCAGCCCGCACACGGTTGTGCTTGATTATACAGGGTTTAATATAAACACTAAACTATATGAAAATCAAACGGCCGAAGAGGTTTTAAAGTTTTATTTTAGCCGACCGAAGTATTTAATTGTCGAATATGAAACGACTGAAAAAGACTGTAAGTCGGGGTTTCATATTGGAAATATAATACCGGGGTGTGTTAGTATAGTGAAAATGGCGTTAGGAATAACTAATTATGCAATGACTCCGTATGAATTGTACCGGTGGTTAGTAGTAAATGGAGGTAGAATATGGGTGGCGGCGGACCAAAATACGACGACTCAGTACAGCGTCAACAATTAGAAATGCAACAGGAACAGTTGAGACGACAAGAAGAAGAAAGTCGAGCACAACGCGAGCAAATTGCGCTGGAAAATACTACGGCTTTGTTGGCTTTACGGCGCGGGACAATGGGGCGACGGTCGCTTTTATCCACGTCTGAGCGAGGCGTTGTATGAACGTAAAGGAAAAGTTTTTAGCGACGTTCAAAACACTAGAATCTCGCAAGCAACAATGGGATTCAACGTATGAAGAGGTTTACGAGTATTGTATGCCGCAACGAAACTTATTTAGCGAAGCGGTTAAAGGTGCTAAACGGGATAACGCTCAAGTTGTTTTTGATTCAACCGCAGTAAACGGGACTCAAAAATTCGTGTCGAATATACAAAACGTGTTGGTGCCGCCGATGAAAAAGTGGGCTCGGTTAAAAGCGGGGATGTTTTTGAAAAACGAGGACGGACAAGACGACGTTGAAACACTTAAACAATTGGAAATTATGGAGACCCGGTTGTTTGAGTGTCTTCATGCGTCGGCGTTTGACCAAGCAGTATCCGAAGCGTTGTATGACGTAGCGGCTGGAACCGGCGCATTACTGATACGCCCCGGCACAAGTAAGCAACCATTACTGGTCGAAGCGGTACCGATTGCTAAGCTATACATAGCAACAGGGGCCGATAACACCGTAGATACTGTGTTTCGAAAAATAAAAGTCCAATACAGAAACATTATGGACACGTGGCCTGATGCAAAAATCCCAAAAGAAATGCAAGAGGCTTATGCACAAAAACCCATGGACGAGTGCGAGCTGATAGAGGGGATGTATCCGGCGGAAGTTACGGCAACCTATATGATCGACGGAGTGCAAAAAACCGAGAAGGTTATGGGGTTTAAGTATTGTATTTTGGCGACCAAAGGCGATCATTTACTTGTGGAGCGCGACGAAGAATTCTTGCCGTGGGTGGTGTTTCGATGGTCAGTGGTTGCTGGCGAGTGGTATGGCCGGGGGCCGCTTATGTATGCGCTACCCGATATTAAAACGCTTAACAAGTCGATACAATTTGACTTAACCGCAGCGGCGTTGACTGGTCAGCCACCGTTGCTTGTTGGTGACGATGGCGTTATGAGTTTAGAGAACATGAAACTAGAACCGGCAATAGCAATACCGGTGTACTGGGATATGGCCGGACCTAAAATACAATACTTGAGCCCGCCGCCATACTCTAATTTACAACGAATTATTGTGGAAGACTTGCGAAGAAACATTAACGAGATGCTATTTACTGACCCGCTAGGCCCGATTGATGCCCCCGTAAAGACTGCTACCGAGCAAACGATTCGCCAGCAGGAGTACGCCAATCGATCGGGTGCTTCGTTTGGGCGGTTGTTTAAAGAGCTTGTGGCCAAAACGATTGACGTGTCGCTAAAAACCTTAGAAAAAGTATTCGACTCCGAGGGGGCCCCGATGGTAGACCTTGGTCCGTTCCGTGTAAATGGACTGGAGATTAATGTTCAAAGTTTGTCTCCGTTGGCCACGTTGCAAGAAGAGGAAGAAATCTTGAACCTTATGCGCTATTCAAGGCACATGATGGAAATTAAAGGCCCCGAGATGCTAGAAACGGTTTTAAATACCGCAGAATACGCACGTAAAATTGCCACGCATTTGAGCCTACCGGAGGGTGTAGTACCGACAGAGGAGCAATCGGCTCAAATTCAGCAAAATATTATGGCCATGGCGCAACAGCAATTAGGCCAACAAACGCCACAAACGACACCGGAGGTTGGGTAATGATACAGATTCCGTTTAGCGACGAGGAAAAGGCAGTATTACTTCGGCTATTTCGAACCCCAGACGGGCAACAGGCATTACAAATATTGGAGAATAACACGATTGGGAAGCCAGTGATACAAATGGTGCACCCCGATAGCGGGAATACTTTAATGGCAGCAGCACAACGAGAAGGACAGAACAGTGTAGTACGACAACTTAAACGACTTTTAGAGCAGGTAAAAAATAAAGCTAAGGAGGCTAATTAATGTCATTACTTGAAACCCCAACAGAAAGTGTAGAAACCGAAAACGTGCAAGCAGAAAGTGTCGCAACAGAAGCAACAGAAGTACAGGCAGAAGTTGTTAGTGCTGAAACTGAAACTGTGGATTTGCTGGGCGGGAAATATAAAACTGCTGGCGATTTAGCGGCGGCGTATAGCGAACAGAGTAAATACATTGGGGAGTTGCGGAAAAACATTAAAGAGGTCGAAGATAAATACAAAGTCCCAGAGGATTACGATTTTAATTTTCAAGAAGGCGGGCAATTGGAAAAGTACAAAGAGTTAAGTGAGACCTTGGATTTGCCGTACCTTGCAGAGGTTTTTAAGAAAAACGGATTGAATAAAGAGCAAGCTGAAGGGGTACTTGAAAGCTATTTAGAGTCGATAGAAGCGTCAAAAGTTAAGCCAGAGGACGAGTTGCTAAAACTTGGGCATCGAAAAGAGCAAGTGCTTGGCGAGCTTAATAATTATAAAAAGGGATTGAGCGAAGCCGATCAAAAAATACTGGATAGCATGGCTACAACCGGAGAAACACTGGATTTTCTACACCGAAATCTAGTTAAAGAAAAGCTAACGATTCCGTCGGGAAACGTATCGGCTGTGTCAAAACAGTCGGCCGAAGAGCTTTTATCAGAAGCTAGAAAGTATCAAAAAGAAAATGGTCATTTGTTTGAGGCGTACCCCGCAAAACAAGAAGAGTATTTAGGCAAAATGCGAAAATACTTTCAAGCGGCGGGAATACAGGTTGACAATTAAAAAAAAGTAAGTTATACTATTTGTAGTTTTTTTATGGTAACCTTTTTTTAAAGCCCGTAAAAAACTAAAGTTTACCCAAACTTTAAATGGCAGATGAGGCCCGCTAAGTGGCGATAACCCAATTCGACTGTTGTACTAGTTGTTAAGAATTGAGGATAAATCATGTCATATAATATTTTAAACACTATCCAATTCAAAACGTTTGAATCGGATGTTCATCACGAATTTATTGAAGAAGGCGGAATATTAAGAAATACTGTACGAGTTAAAACTACTGGCGGTGAATCGCATCAGTTTCCAATTTACGGAGCGATCCGCATGACTGAGCACGCTGTTGGTACGGAAGTTTTACAGAGTAACCCCCCGGTCTCTAAAGTAACCATCACGATTAAACGATACGCTGGGCGTGTATCTTGTGATGATTTCCTAAAAAGCGAAGTTAACTACGACGCAATCGCAGAGTTAAAACCCTCAATTACCGGAGCGTGTCGCCGAAAAGAAGACCAGATTATCATTGACGCTTTGGTTGCGGCTTCTCCGTCAAAAACTGTTGCTAAAAACATATCTGGTAGTAACGACAACCTAAACGTTGCTATGATTGCTCAAGCAGCTTTATTGCTTGACGAGGACGGGGTACCGGATGAAGGCCGTTACATTGTGGCGAGCGCACGAGGCAAACACCACTTGACTCAAGAAACC